TTCTTTTTCTTTGTCTAATTTAACTTTAAACACTTCATCATTACTCCTCTTTAATGAAGGTTTTTTTACTTTTATTTTAAGACTTTCTTGTTCTTCTTTTGTTGTTGACATAATATAATATAATATAATAATTAATAATTAAATCCCAAACCCATTGTCATTTTGTTCTTGTGATTCGAAATTTGTTGGTAAGCTATCATTTTGTCTTTGATTTATCATTTGACTTTGCTGAGTAGCTTGTATTCGTGTTCTTTCATCTTTTCTATCTTCAATATCTTTTTCTTTTTGGCCTATTTTATCTAAGTCCATTTGTTTTAGTTTTTGATCATAACCAAATTTAACTTCCATAATTTGTTGCTGAAGTTGATTATCTAACTGCATTTGTTGCTGTTTGATTTGATTTCTTGACTGATCTAACTGCATTTCCGTCTGTGCTAAAGCTTGTTGTTTTTGCATTTCAGCTTGAGCAGCTCTTTCAGCTGTCTCAGCATTAGCTTGTGCTTGTGCTTGCATATTAGCTTGTGCGGCTTGTTGATCTGCTTTGGCTTTCTTCTTTCTTCTTTGCTTCAACATTGAGTTAGCTAATTGAAGGTTCTTAACTTCTCTTATATCAATAGCGTCTTCTAAATTTATCTGCTGTTGTTGCAATGCCATTTGAATGTTTTGTTCTAGCAGTGCTTTTTCCTCTTCATCTGGTTCTAATTGTAGAAATATACCAAAGTCTTTTATATTACTTTCTTTTAGCTCCTGTAAAGTTTTAACATTAAACACTGATATGCTGGTTTCTAGAGCGTTTTTTGTTAACGGAAAATTTAAACTATCATTAACTTTTAAAGAAATATTTTCACAAGATCTTATAGTGAGATACATGCTAGCTTGAAGAATATGTCGTGTGGCTACATTAGAATTTGCTGCAGCTATTTTTTGCAAACCTACTAGAGATTGTTTATCTGGAAGAGACCCATCCCTCGCTTCATTCAAGCCGGTTACATCTCTTATCATTTGTAAATAATATTGATACGTTCCAATCAAAGCTTGTATTTTACTTTGCCCACTAGACGATTGTAATTCCTGTATTGGAACTTTACCGTGATTTAATTCACCATCCTGAGTCAACGATCTACCAACGATACTACCAGTTTGAAAATACATGTTTAAAGCTTCTGATGGATTGTAATTTGTTCCATTACCTAAATCTACTTCTGCTAATCCATCTACATCTAAGTAAACACCGTCTGGAACTACTCTTGATAATACTTGTTGTATTTTTAGATGAGTGAGTTGAATCATATCCGCAAAGCCAGTTATTCTATTAACTAAAGAATCTATGCGACCTTTGTACATTCTAGGAGCACATATGTTATAGTTCATCTGCACTTTAGTAGTATCAGAATTAGGTCGAGTCATATTCTCTGCCATCTGCCATTTTAACATCATAGGATGTCCTAGTATCTTAGCTCCACTATACAATACTTCAATGGATCTAGAAACTCTAGAAAAATTATCGTTTTCAGGAGGGTTAAAACTAGGATCTTTTTCAATAGCTTTTTCTAATCCATATGGTGTTTGCTTTATCTTAAAAACTTGATCAGTATATGTTTTGTACTCAAAATATAAAACTTGAACAGTTTGATCATCATTTCTACCATTCCAGTTTCTTAAGTACTCAGCATTACCTGGGTACTTTTGTATTTCTTTCATCTCACTATCTGTTAAATAGGGAAATTGCACTTTTAAATCAGCTATAGCTACCGGAACAACTTCACCGACATAGTATATATCTTCAAAATTAGGATCATCAGTATATGAATAAACCAAATTAGCTGGATCAACATATTTTATTCTAATACCTTCAGTCTTGTTCCATTCTGTTTTAACACAGCTTATGCCAAGAACTGTTAAGTCGTAATTTAATCTTCTATTAACTAACTCATATTTGTTTTTATCTAAGACTTGATTTATTAATTCTTCTTGCGCGACTTCTATAGCTTGTTTATAATCTAGTTGCAAGTGAAGTTTAATATCATCTTCTGATTGTATATCTAGTTCTTTTGCTTTCGCATCTCTAAACTTCATACCAGTCTCTTTCTCCATCATAGTCCTCAACTCTCGTTGTTTTAGATCTGAGTCTAGTTTTTCAGCATATTCTGTTCTTTGTTTTAAAGAAGTAGGGTCTTGAGCATAAGCAGATAGCGTATAATTTCTACTAGATATACCATTAACTACTATATCTACAAATTTAGAAATAACTGGTACAGGTTGCCAATCTAAGTTTAAGTAAGATAAATCTCCGTCAATAGCTAATTCATCTTTGTATTTTTGAATAGGTTGTTCACCTCTAGCATACAATCTTAATCTATGATAATTATTATAGTTAGTAGCAAATCTATATCCGCCTCCTCTATAGTTTCTAAACCATTCACCCTCTATAGCTCTACCCACTTGTAGACCATAGTCTAAGCTTTTCTTAACTTCTTCTGGCACTATTTGATCCGGAAAAGTACTATTACTATTAGTAGTTATCTGCATTTATTTTATTATTTTTGAAAATGAACCCTCATTATCATATTTTTTTATACCTAAACTTATTGTCGGTGTAGATCTTTGATGTGTTGGTCTATATTTGTTTTTATTACAAGCCATTATAGCTAACCCAGAGCTAATTGAAGCATCGTGCTTTGTTCTATTATTAATATTGAATTTAGCCCAATCTTCTAAGGTTCTTTGATGATACATATCTCCGTAGTTTTCGTTACTATAACCAACGTAGTTTTCTATATAGTACTCTATAGCAGCAGCATGAGCTTGCTTAATGTCTTCACTTGAATTAGGTATGCCACCTATTTCTTTCTCTGTAATTGATAACCTATTCCAAACTTTGTCTGGTCTATTTACTGAAAAGCCTCTATATCCTCTGCGTTTAAAATAATATAATAATCTAGGTTTGTTATTTTCTGCAAGTATTGGCATACCGTAAAAAACACAAGCCATCAAAACATCTTCAAAAAATATATCAGCTGTTTGTGGTCTAGCTATATACTCTAAAAAAAAGTGATTAGGTGGAACATCTTCCATGCTAAACTTAGTTAGTCCATGTAGTGATCCATTAGAACCTTTACCATCAACAGTACCGCTGATGTCATAAGAATCGCAACCAAATGCTCCGAGATGATCGTTGCCAGCATATTTAACTCCATTCTTTATAATCACTTGATTTTGAAGATTTTTAGAAGGTATCCAACTAACATAAAATCTTCCATTTTTATTAGGACTAAATATAACTCTAGAATCTTTCACACCGTTTTCCCAAGCAAAACTACCTCTAGTCACCTGAGTATTATTACCTAAGTCATTATTAGCGTCTATTTGTTGGTATATTTTAGTTAAATTAAATAAAGAATCTTTTGACTCGTCTCTAAAAGCATGCTGTTCTGTTCTTGGAAATTGCCTGTAATATTCATTTAAACCGTCTGCGTCATCTGCCAAGCCATCAACCTCGTTTTCCCAATGTTCAATTACTCCGATTGTAATTTCAATACCATCGACTCCGATTCTTTTATTTTTTGGCGCAGTGAATACAGGTAGTCCAAAAGTATCCATGAATCCTTCGTAGTTCCACTCCATAGGGATGAAAAGAGAGTAGAGTCCAGAACTTGTCTGTCCATTTCTATTTCTTTTTGTAACATCTGAACTTTCGTATAATTTTTTGAAGTTGTTTCCACCTTTATCTAACGCATTTGAAGTTGAGCCCATCATACACTTACCTACGATTCTACGTCCTAGCCTTAATGTAGTTTTTGTAACTCTCCAGTTATTTAATATATTGTCAGGTCTTTCCCATTTACCGCTTTCATCATGAGCTAATATCTTTAGCTTTTCACCATCGTAAGAGTTATCACCTGTGTTTTTCCAATCTATTGTTGTGTCTAATCCTTCTAGCTCAGCTAGTTTTACATTATCATCTAGTTTACGTCTAGTAAGCTTTGAAGCTGGGACTCTATATGCCAGTTCGGTCTTAGGACGCTCCCTACCATCCTGGATCGGCTTGAAGAAAAACGGATAGTTCACGGATACCGGGACACCTTTATCTGTG